CCCACAACCCAAAGCCTTAGTGCTGGCTGATGCGCTAGAAGAACTTGACGTGCAATTCAGCCACACGGGTCTATGCGGAGAAGCCGCCGACGAACTGCGCCGATTGCATGTATGGGAAAAGGCTTACCAAGCCATCGATACTTTGCTGCGCGAAAAGAACGGAGGAGGAGCATGACGGATCAACTCGACCGAGACATTCGCCAATTGCTTTGCGACACAGGGCCGCTTGACCGCGATGATGTGGCGATGCTTTTGCTGGGACTTCTTGATCGTATTCAAGCCATCGAAGCCCGATTGAAGGAGAAGAGCACATGACACGAGACGACATTATCAAGATGGCGCGAGAGGCTGGTTTTAACCCAGTCTCATACACGGGCGCAAACCTCGAATTATTTGAACGCTTCGCCGCACTTGTCGCAGCACATGAGCGTGAGGCGTGTGCGAAGATGGCAGAGGACGGGCTAATTGGGCACACAATTGCCAAAGCTATCAGAGCAAGGGGTGAGCAATGATTAACGATGGAGGACCAGCATTTCCACGAACCGGATGGCCGAACGAAACAGGAATGACACTGCGCGATTACTTTGCAGCTAAGGCGATGCAAGCATTAATTCCTAGCGGTCAAAGTATAGACACGATGAAGTATGCAGAATCAGCATATGCCTTAGCAGACGCTATGCTGAAAGCAAGGGGTGAGCAATGACATACTTAGCCACGCACCAGGGTTGTGATGATTGCGGTAGCTCTGATGCCTTGTCAGTGTCAGAGAATGACAAAGGCGAGACATGGAGTCACTGCTTTAGTTGCGGTACAAATAAGAAGTTGTCTACAAATGTTGATAACTTCGTACAAAACACAACAAGTAAGCCTAAAGTTGTACCTATGATTCAAGGTCAATATCGTTCGATACCAGTGAGAAACCTTAGTGCTGATGCACTGAAGGCATACAACGTAGTGCTTACTGATGACTACGAAGTAGTATTTCCCTATCATGATGCTGATGGAAAGGTAGCAGCCTACAAGGTAAGGCATGAAGCTACGAAGACTGACTGCACTATCAAAGGAGATTGGAGCAAAGCTAATACATTGTTCGGACAACACTTATTTGCTAAAGGAGGGAAGAGCATTACCATCACTGAGGGTGAGTTTGATGCCATTGCAGTTTATCAAATGAATGGTATGAAGTATCCTTCAGTATCTATACGCAACGGAGCACAGGCAGCACTAAAGGACTGTAAAGCCAACTATGAATATCTTGATTCTTTTGAAACCATTGTTATCTCTTTTGATGCTGATGAACCTGGCAAAAAGGCTGCTACGCAAGTAGCTGACCTATTCGGTGCTAAAGCTAAAGTTGTCAAGCATAGAGCACCATTCAAGGATGCTAACGATTACCTTAAAGAAGGAGCAATAAAGGAATACATACAAGATTGGTTTGCTGCTGAGACCTATGTACCTGATGGCATTGTCAATGGCTCTAAGCTGTGGGAAGACATCAATACACCAGCTATTAAGTCTTCATGTAACTATCCCTTTGATGGTCTTAACAAGCTTACCTATGGCATTAGGAAGGGTGAACTAGTTACCTTCACTGCTGGATCTGGACTGGGTAAATCACAGGTGTTGCGTGAGATCGTGTATCATATCCTGTGCAAGACAGATGACAACATTGGTTTGATGTTTCTTGAAGAGTCTACTGTCCGCACTGCTAAAGGCTTGATGTCCATACACGCTAACAAACCTTTACATTTACCAGACACAGCATACACAGATGAGGAGTTTAGAGATGCCTTTGAGCACACTCTTGGCACTAACAGGGTTTATCTTTTTGATCATTTTGGTAGTACGTCAATTGATAATATTTTATCAAGAGTCAGATTCATGTCAAAGGGATTGGGATGTAGCTTTGTGGTGCTGGATCATATTAGCATCATCGTCAGTGCTGGTGATGTTGGCGATGAGAGGAAAGCCTTAGACGAGATCATGACAAAGCTAAGGATGTTGGTTCAAGAGACCGGTATATCCTTACTGATTGTCAGCCACCTAAAGAGACCTGATGGTAAAGGACATGAAGAAGGAGCAGCAACATCACTAGGACAGCTTAGAGGCTCTGGAAGCATTGCACAATTATCTGACATGGTTATCGGTATGGAAAGGAATGCACAGCATGATGATGAACGTGAACGCAATATCACCAGGATTAGGGTACTCAAGAACCGCTTCTCAGGCACGACAGGTCCAGCCTGTAGCGTCTACTACAACCACACAACAGGAAGGTTATCAGAGGTCATCGAAGATGAAAACTTATGAAGATCTGATGGAACTAACTAAGAAGTTTGCTTTAGAACAACTTCGTACTGGTAGCTCATTAGGAGAAGTCATCAATGCTTTCAATGATACTGCTAAAGAGATGTCTAGCTTCAGTGATTACATGTATGCCATACAAGATGCTAACAGGAGACCATAGTGGCTGAAGTAACCAACCTTGTAGAGCATGAAGATGGTTCTGCTACCATTACCTTAGACTTAACTAACGAAGAGGCTAGGATACTGATACAATGGGCTATCAGAGAAGCTATCAAAGCTGGTATCAAAGCAGATAAGGAGTTTAAATGGGATTCTTAGTCATGAGTATGAATGAAGTTGTTCAGGCAGCATGGGATGCTAAACTCATTAGTGGCTACAACGTTGAGTACATCAATATTGATGCACTGATGCGGTTTGCTGAAGAGATCTCTAGGGTTGCTGTTGAAAACTATCAGGAAAGGATATCTGATGTGGGTAATGGATAGGTTGATAGCAGAGCATTCAGAGTTAAAGAAGAAGTACGATACACTCTTGGAAGACTATCAGAAGCTGGTACACAAATATGAAGAGCTTAGTTCTGGACATCGAAACAGACATGAAGCAGACTGTTATCTTCTGCGTAGTCACGAAGGATCTGACAACAAGTGAGGTGGTATGTCATACTCATCCAAGTACACTAAAGCCTCTTATAGAGGATTACGACACAGTGATCGGACACAATCTAATCAGCTTCGACGGTTACCACCTACGGAGATTGTGGAACATTACGATACCACTCAAGAAGGCTTGCGATACGCTCGTGCTGTCGAGGCTATGGAATCCCAGTATCGAAGGAGGACACAGTCTAGAGGCTTGGGGAAAAAGACTAGGGAATCACAAGATTGACTTCCAAGACTTTACAGCACTGACACAGCAAATGATTGACTACTGTATCCAGGATGTACACCTCACTGGTGATCTTCACCGCAAACTATGCGAAGATATGAAGGACTTTTCACCGCAAAGCATTGCACTGGAGCACAAAGTACAGTTCATTGTTGCACAGCAGGAGCGTAATGGTTTTAAGTTAGACATACCTTTATGTACTGCTTTTGTGTCCGAGCTACAGTCTAAGTTATCTAACATAGAGGAGAATCTACAATCAATATTTCCACCCATCATTACAGAAAGGATTAGCGAAAAGACAGGAAAGAAACTAAAGGATCATGTTGAAATATTTAACCCTGGCTCTAGAGATCAGATAGGACGTAGACTGACATCGCTAGGCTGGAAGCCTGAGAAGTTTACTGAGACTGGAAAGCCTATGGTTGATGAGGTTATCCTGTCTAAGCTACCCTATCCAGAGGCTAAGGCAATGGCTGAGTATCTGCTGATACAAAAGCGTATTGCACAGGCTTCATCGTGGCTAGAGCACGTTGCTGACGATGGTAGGGTTCATGGTAAGGTCATCACTAATGGTGCTGTCACAGGTCGTATGACACACCATAGCCCTAACATGGCTCAGGTTCCTGCAGTGACAGCAGAGTATGGTGATGTATCCAGACAAGTGTGGACTGTAGATGCTGGTAATGTCTTAGTAGGATGTGATGCTTCAGGATTAGAGCTGAGGATGCTAGCTCACTACATGAAAGATGAAGACTATACAAAGGAGGTGATTAATGGGGATGTCCACAGCAAAAACCAGCTCGCTGCTGGTTTACAAACCAGACCTCAAGCAAAGACGTTTATCTACGCGTTTCTATACGGGGCTGGCCCAGCTAAGATCGGATCAATTGTCGGAGGCAACGCAGATGCTGGTAAGAGGCTTATCGCCTCGTTCCTTAAGAATACGCCAGCTCTCAAAATGCTTAAAGAGAAAGTTGCAAAGTATGCAGAGAAGGGGTTTGTGCCAGGATTGGATGGTCGTAGACTATGGATACGGTCGGAACACGCAGCACTTAATACGCTTCTTCAAGGAGCTGGGGCGATCTGTATGAAACAGGCTCTTATCCATCTTCATGATTCACTGAAGAGGCTTAAGATCCCTGCTAAGTTTGTTGCTAACGTCCATGATGAAATACAGATAGAAGTATTAAAAGAGCATGGAACAATCGTTGGTGAGCTTGCAGTAGACGCTATAGAGCAAGCTGGAGTAACCTTAGGGTTACGCTGTCCTCTGACAGGGGAATACAAAGTAGGTAATAACTGGAAGGAAACTCACTGATGATTACCGATCCACTTAAGATCGATGAACTAACTGTTACTGTTCGCTTTACAAGGAGTGATGATGGTGATATACTGATGGATATAAGTACTGATAAGCTTGTCTCCAATGGTGTGATGGTTACGTTGTTGTACTCTGTTGCTCAGTCAGCAGAGGATAGTGTAAAAGCAGACATCATGGCAATGATGGCAATTGATAAAGCAAAGTTAAACTAAGGAAGATTATGGATATCAAACCTGTACGTATCGAAGCAACCCTTATGTGGCCTTTCCTGGACAAGCCTAATGACATGTCTGGTAAGTATCAAGTAGACCTAACAAACCTGTCAGAGAAGGCTGTAAGGGCTTTAGAGGATATGGGTATCACTGTTCGTAATAAAGAAGGTAAAGGTTTCTTCATCACTGCTAAGAGTAACCATACCATCAAACCATTGGATAAGAATGGTGATGAAGTCTTAGCACATGTTGGTAATGGAACCAAGGCTGTATGCGTCTTAGGAGCTTACTCTTGGACCTTTAAGAATAAGAAAGGTGTTTCACCGTCACTGAAGAAACTAGTCATTACTGACCTAGTTACTTATAGTTCCAATCCACAACAGGATCAGGAAGAAACGGAAGATGTCCTCTAAACTGCCAATCATTGATGGTGACATCCTCTGCTACAGAGTAGGCTTTGCCTGCAATGAAGAGACTGAGGCTGTAGCCATCAAAACCATGGCAGAGTTGTTGGAAGAGCTGGTCTTTATAGACCTCTCTTCTGATGATTGTGTCGGCTACCTAACAGGATCTAATAACTTTAGGTATGACATTGCTAAGACACAACCCTACAAAGGAAACAGAAAAGATGCAGCTAGGCCCATTCATCTTCCTCGCCTTCGTGAGTACCTGCATACTGCTTGGGACTTCAGAGTGGTCGACGGACAAGAGGCTGATGATGCTATTGGAATCCATGCCACGAGCTTACGAGACAAATCGGTAATCGTTACCATTGACAAAGACTTAGACATGATTCCTGGTTATCACTACAATCCAATCAAGAAAGAGAGTTATTACATCGACGACAAAGAAGCTATTAAAAACTTCTACCGACAAATCCTTACTGGAGACAAGGTAGATAACATCGAAGGATTACGTGGTATCGGTCCTAAGAAAGCAGATAAGATCCTTGCTGAAGCTGAGACAGAGCTAAAGATGTATGAAGCTGTGCTGAAGGCTTACGATAACAATCAAGAACGTGTAATAGAGAATGGTCAATTGTTATGGATTAGACGACAGGAAGATGAGCTATGGCAACCACCGACACAATAGTTTACTTAGAATGGGTTGATGCAGTAGCCAGCTCAGGGTGGTCTAAGAAGGGTGTTGGTGATACTGCAAAGTGTAAAGCAATAGGGTTCATGACGTTTGAGAACAATGATTGTGTACACATCGCAGCCACCATACATGATGATGAGTGTAATGGATTGATGATCATTCCTAAAGCATGGATTAGTCAATGGACGGAGATCGATATTGAAGCCTTCAAGCGCAAAAAACAAAGGAAGACTACTGCAAAAGCTAGTAGTTGAGAAACTAAGAGATACTTTTAATCTGAGCGAACATGACTGCAAAAGTACACCAATGGGTACACAGGGCGAGGATGTCTGGCTCTCGTCGAATGCTTTGGAGAGATTCCGTTACGGCATCGAATGCAAGAACAGAGCAAGAATCGCTATCTTCAACGACTACGAACAAGCAATACGGCACTGTGAAGGAAAAGAAACAGAGCCTTTACTGGTTCTGAAGCAGAATAGATCTACACCTTTAGCTGTTGTTGATCTTGATCACTTCATAGAGCTAGCATCAAAGGCTAAGTTGTATGAGATCCAGCAACGACAGAAGACTGTAGAGCAAAGTAAACTAGCAACCACATTGAGAAAAGTCTATGGCAAACATAAAGGTTGATTACCTAAACCACATGGGCGATGACTTAACAGTTGTCAATGCTGCTCGTGTTAGCTTCGATAAAGAGTCAGAGGCTACTGATTGGTTTGACACAGAGCAAAGTAACCATTACTTCCCTTTACCTGTGTTAGATCCTAAAGATGTCAAGCTGATTAAGTATCTAGCTAAACATAACCATTGGAGTCCCTTCAGTCATTGCTTTATCCAGTTCAGGGTTAAAGCACCTATATTCGTAGCTAGGCAGTTGATGAAGCATACGGTAGGGTTAGCCTGGAATGAAGTCAGTAGACGCTATGTTGATAGCTCACCAGAGTTCTATCAGCCTACTTATTTCAGACGTAAAGCACCCAATGTCAAGCAAGGTAGTTCATCAGAGCCTGTACAAAGTTTCACAGACTGGAATGAAACAGTTGACAAGTACACTGCTTATATGGTAACATTGTATGAGCTGATGCTTAAGGAAGGTATTTGCCCTGAGCAAGCTAGGATGATTCTCCCCCAATCCATGATGACTGAATGGTATTGGAGTGGGAGCCTTTACGCCTTTGCTAGAGTATGTCAATTAAGGTTAGCAAAGGAAGCCCAAGCAGAGACAAGGATCGTTGCAGAGAACATCTGCCGAGTCTGCTCTGAAGTATTCCCTAATGCCTGGGATGCCCTAATGAATGGAGATGAAGATGAGAAACAGTAAAATTAGTTTTCATGTGTCGATAATGTCAGAAGAAGATGAAGAAGGAAAAAAACACAACGCTGACTATGGTTTTCCACTACAGCATATGGTTGATATTAATGCTGTCTACGATAGTGGTATTGCTTGGCCTAAGTTGTTAGAGACAGCTTGTGAAGCTATCGGTGCTTACTACGGTTACGATGTCAAAGAGAAAGTATTCGTTAAGCAGTTTGACAAGATCGTTAACATCTTCGGACACGATGATCTTACAAACTACGAAACAGACTCAGACGCTGATGAGAATCCTGCTACTTGATATTGAATCAGCACCTAACACTGCTTATGTCTGGGGTTTGTTTAAGCAAAACATCAGCGTCAGTCAGATCGTAGACAGCAGTAGTGTTCTGTGTTGGGCAGCTAAGTGGTATGGTGGTGATCATGTGATGTTCAGTAGCATCTTAAATGGTAAGAAGACGATGCTAAAGAAGATCCATAGTTTACTTGACGAGTGTGATGCAGTGATACATTACAACGGTACTAGGTTTGATATACCGACACTCAACAAGGAGTTCTTAGAAGCAGGAATGCCACCACCATCGCCGTATCATCAGATTGACTTACTAAAAACTTCTAGAAAAGAGTTTAGATTCCCTAGTAATAAGCTAGACTATGTTGCTAGAGCATTAGGACTAGGACAGAAGACTAAGCATGAAGGCTTTGAACTCTGGATTAAGTGTATGAACAGAGACAAAGAAGCCTGGACAGTGATGGAGCAGTACAACAAACAGGATGTTATCCTGCTGGAGAAGGTCTATGAACGATTTCTTCCCTGGATTCGAACCCACCCAAACGTCAGTATTGGTAACGACTACACAGGCTGCACACGGTGCGGGAGCTACAGTCTACAGCGGAGGGGGTACAGCACTACTGCCACGGGAAAGTACCAGCGATACCAGTGTCAAGACTGTGGTGGATGGCAACAACAACGTAGAGGAGAAAAACTTGCTACCGAAATACTCAAACCAAGCTAAACAGGTTGGGGGTGATCACTATAAGCAGACAACACTACAGCCTTGGGATGTCATTAGTGCATGGAGTTTAGACCCTTGGTCCGCTAATGTTGTTAAGTACATTCAACGATTCCATCGTAAGAATGGTAAAGAAGATCTACAGAAAGCAGCACACTATCTGGAGTATTTGATTGAGAACTATGACTTAGTAAAGAAAAAGTACTACAAGGAGTAATAATGGCTTTGACGATTCTGGACTTGTTTGATAAACTAAAAAGACTAGACGAGATATCTCTACTTGAGGTACTTAACATAACAGCAGAAGACTTGGTTGATAGGTTTGAGGACAGAATCGAAGCCATGTTTGATGTTTTAGTTGACGAACTAGATGATACCGAAGAGGAAGATCAATGAAGTTGAATAACTACCAAGCATTTATCCACAAGAGCCGCTACAGTAGGTTTCTTGATGAACAAGGACGTAGAGAGAACTGGGGCGAGACTGTAGATCGCTACATGGCTTTTATGCAAAAGCAGTTACTTAAGAAGCATAAGTATGAGATTCCTCAGCATATCTATAAGACTGTACGCAAGGCTATTTTAAACCTTGACGTTATGCCTTCGATGCGTTGTATGATGACTGCTGGCGAAGCACTAGAGCGTCAGAACATTGCAGGATATAATTGTTCGTATCTACCCATCGATGATCCTAAGTCATTCGATGAGGCAATGTACATCCTTCTGTGTGGCACTGGTGTCGGTTTCTCTGTAGAGTCTAAGTATGTCAATCAATTACCTGAAGTCCCTGATCAGTTATTCGATAGTAAAACTACTATCGTGGTATCCGACAGCAAAGAGGGCTGGGCTAAAGCACTACGACAACTCATTGCTTTACTCTATGCTGGAGAGATTGCAAAGTGGGATGTCTCCAAAGTTAGACCTGCTGGGGCAAGACTTAAGACCTTTGGAGGCAGAGCTTCTGGCCCAGAACCCCTCGTTGAACTATTCAAGTTTGTTATTAGGAAGTTCCAGTCGGCCAAAAATCGTCGTCTGTCGTCCATTGAATGCCATGATATTCTGTGCAAGATCGGGGAAGTTGTTGTTGTGGGTGGTGTGCGACGATCTGCAATGATATCTTTAAGCGATCTAAGTGATGATCGTATGGCACACGCTAAAGCCGGTGCTTGGTGGGAACAACAAGGACAACGTAGCCTAGCGAACAACTCTGCTGTGTATGATACGAAGCCTTCAGTGGGTCAATTCATGCGTGAATGGTGCTCAGTCTATGAGAGTCATTCTGGTGAGCGTGGTATCTTCAACAGAGAAGCATCACAGAAACAAGCTGCTATCAATGGTCGTAGAGATCCTAACCATGACTTCGGTACGAACCCCTGCAGCGAGATTATCCTACGTCCATACCAGTTCTGTAACCTCACTGAAGTCATTGTCAGAGCTACAGATACCATTGAAGATCTACGCTACAAAGTACGTGTAGCATCGATTCTAGGCACTTGGCAGAGCACAATGACTGACTTCCCTTATCTGCGTAAGATCTGGGAAAAGAACACCGCTGAAGAGCGTTTATTAGGTGTATCATTGACAGGGATCTACGACAATCCGTTGTTGAATGATCCTAATGATATTCAATTACCATTAAGACTACAGGATCTTAAGCATGAAGCAGTCACTGCAAATGAAGTTACAGCAAATGCTCTTAGTATTCCTGTCTCTGCTGCTATCACTTGCGTCAAGCCTTCTGGTACTGTGTCTCAGCTGTGTGGCACTGCTAGTGGCATTCATCCTCAGCATGCCCAGTATTACATCAGGCGTGTACGATCGGATAAAAAAGATCCTCTCACAGCGTTTATGATCAGCCAGGGTATCCCTAATGAGCCTTGTGTGATGAGACCAGATAGTACAACCGTGTTCTCATTTCCTATGAAGGCTCCTGATTCAGCAATAACTAGGGATGATGTATCTTCTATTGAACACTTAAACCTATGGAAGATATACCAACTTAACTGGTGCGAACACAAGCCTTCAGTGACTATCTCAGTTAACGAAGAAGATTGGCCTACTGTAGGGGCTTGGGTGTACAGGAACTTTGATATCTGTACTGGTGTATCGTTCTTACCTATGGATGGTGGTACGTATAGGCAAGCTCCTTATGAGACATGTACTGAGCAGGATTACAATGAACTCTTAGCTAAGATGCCTACGAACATCAACTGGGATGATCTTAAGGAGGTAGATGATAACGTCGAAGGCGCACAGCAATTGGCCTGTGTTTCGGGCGTTTGCGACATCTAAATAAAAAAAAGCCCTCCATCAAAGGAGGGCGAACGGTCACTAAGGAAAACTATGCCGAATATATGGGGTTGGTCGTTTCTGTCAGGGTTTATGTTGGGTATCTGCTACTCTGATGATTTTGTCGTAACTGACGAGGACGGAGATGAGGCTTTTCTCGAAGGGCTCTTTGTCTTTATTAATATTGCTATCTTCAGTTTTGTTGTTGGTTGGGCTAAGGAAGAGTGATGCCTCAGCTTCACGACGAAGAATCAAGCCTCTGGTTACTTTACCTGCTGCAAGATTCCAACGCTTTAGTTCTTGAACAGCTTCCACCCATCGCTCTTGGTTTATCCTTGTTCGCATCGTGGATGCTCTCAACCTAGCTGCACCTAAATTATAAGTCCAACTAAGGATTGCAGCAGCTTTATTATCGTGTTTCGTCAACACTGGACAGGCTTTATAGACTTGAAGTAGGAACCTCTCTGCATCAAGTTCGAATAATTCCTGTCCTCTTTCTTTTGTGATCTCAGGATCATCTAAGGTAACCTTATCCCTATTCTCGTACATCGTAGATCCCCAACCTATGGTGGGTACGTTAGCACTACAGAGATAAGGTTTACTTCTCCATCCTTCGAATCTCTTAATCAATGGTTCAGCGATTGAGATTACTTCTTTGATTCCCATACTCTACCCACAAAGTAGAACGAAAGTATCATAGCAAGCATTCCCTCATCGAAATCAGTCCAGCCTGTGACGAGTACAGAAGTCCAACTACCGTCTTGTAAGAAAGCTAAGTAAAGCCCTGCAATCTTGACTGCTGAGTAAAAGAAAACAAACCAGTAAGTCACTGCAGGTCTAACTAGTGCTGACAGCGATGCTACCCACTTCCAAGCCTTACCATCAGACTCTGCTTGTTGTTTGAATGCTTCACCGATAGCATCTAATTCATGCTCTTGTAGACGCTGATATCCCTGCTGTAGAGCAAACTCTGCTTGCATCTTAGCAATAGAGACTTCAACGTCTAACTTCTTTAGCTCATGTTCTCTTTCAAACTTACGATCTAAGATCTTCAGTACTTCAGGGGCTAACCTGAATACACCACCGATAAGAGCACCAATGAGTTCAAACATTCATGAAATCTCCCATGATATCACGAACAAGGCTAGACTGTTTCTGTGGTTGTGGTCTAACTGGTTGAGGATTAAGAAGCCTCTGCATCTCTTCCATCTCTTGAGGAGATAATCCCTGAGGTGGTTGATCTTGTGTTGCAGGTTGTGCTTCACCAAAGTCAGACGTAGTTACCTTAGCATCATTGTATATCTTTAGTAGTTTAGCTGCAGCAGCTCCTGTCATACCAGCCTTACTAATCTCTTTCTCAACACCAGCTAACTGACTAGCTGCTTTAGGGTTGGTAGCAATCTTTGCTAAGATCTTTGGAGTGATAAGAACACCAGCACCAACAGCAGCACCTAGTAAAGGATCTTGAGCAAAGGCAACTCCAGTGCCTGCAAGAGCTGCGAATGAAGATACTGCATCAGCTTGCTTACCTGCAACAAACAAAGATAACCCTGATCCTGGTGTTTTAGAGCTAATGTTTGCTGTAGAACTAAGTGCTTTGATACTGTTCTGTGCTTCAGGGCTTAGAGCTTCTTCAAAGGTACGCTTAAACTTAGGATCTTTTCTGAGTTTATCACCTATAGCAACAAACTCTTTAAGCGTGTTCTCAGCACCTTGTTCGCCTAAGAAAGACTCTACATAACCTCTGTTAAGAGCCTGTTGTAAAGCAGTGCTATCTAAAGCTGGGTCAATCTTCTTAGCCTGCGCTAAAGCATCCTTAATAGCTCGAATCTCAGATTGATTACCTGATCTAAAGATTGCTTCACCAATCCTTTCTGGCTCTTTAACAAGAATCTTAAGTACAGTATCAGGAAATAGTTTTTCTAAAGATTCTCTGTAGAACTGCTGTGTACCACGGTAACGAGCTAACAAATCAGGATCCATTTGCTTTGCTGCTGTGTCCATAGCATCATCAATGGCTTTGGTTGCTTTGGATAGTTCAGCAACTACAGGACTATTCTTACCTACTTCTACTTTAAGATCACGTAGACGATTGTTTAGAATAGACCTTAATTGATGTGCTTCTGCAAAGGATACGTCTGCCGATATATTACTAATGTCGTTTAATACTCTAGCAACATCAGGACCATACACGGTAGCAGCATCGCCTGTCTCGGTAAGTTTCTCAGCTCTTTTTAATGATTCAAAAGCTTTAGACTTTATAGGAGCAAGGTTGACACCTACGTTAAAACCTCTTGCAGGAAGTTCTTGCTCGTAGAAAGGCTGAACAAGTTCTGACAATCTTGTGTTAGCTGACTGTACAACATCTCGAACACCAGCACCAGCCTGTAAAGCAGGTAAAGCATCTGATGATATACTTTCTAAGATCGTATCTCTTTCTTGTCTTAAAGCATTGAGGTTTGTCTCAGCTAATTTATCAAATGTACTTTGTCCTGACAAACCACTACGAGCTACTGCTTCTCTGACTTTAGCGCCTGTAGACCCAGTAATTTGATATTCTGTTAACGTACCACCATACTTCTGCAGTAACTCTTGAGCAACCCTCTTAGACTCTTGAGCTGAAGCATCCATAGGAGGAAGTACACCAGCCTTAGTCATTGCATCCTTAGTAACACGGAAAGTTTTACCAAGCATGTTAAAGACAACGTTACCTGCAGCATCCAAAGCCATGTTAGTTACAGAGTTAGATAACATGTCTGCTGCTGTCTTTGTTAAAGGCTGTGGCATACCCATTGCAGACTTAATACCAGCCTCTAAAGCTGTTCCTGTAGCTGCTCCTACACCAGATCCAATAGCACCTCTAACAGCCTGCTGAGCCAATGCCCTGCCTGCTGTCATACCTGCTGGAGAACGTGTCGTAGCTGCTCCAATAACACCGCCAGCGAGTCCAGCTACATCAGGTAAAGCCTCTAGAGCAATATCACCAAATGTCTTCCTTGGTTGTGTAGCACCTTCCATGACTGATGTTGGCTGAGGTGCTTGTTGACCTTGAGTACCTAGAAGACCCTTAAGCTCTTCTAATTCTGCTGGTGAAAGACCTGTTGCCATATTAGTATCCTAGTTGTCTGCGTTGCTCTGGGGTTGCTTTTTCTAGTAAATCAGATATCCTTTTTGCAGTAGTCCTAGCTTTTGTTCGTGATTCAGCAAAGTCGTAGTCATTAAGATTACCGCCTCTTTGTTGAAACTTAAAAGCATCTTTATAGGCTTCTTTATCAGCAATAGCCCCTTCACGCATACGTCGAAGCATAGCCTGTAGTGTTTGCTTTGTCATACCACCAGTACCGATAGCCTCTCTTAAGAACATCAATTCCTTTTCTGACAAAGAACCAGGAAGTGTTCTAGCTTGTCCTTGAGCCAACTTAGCTAACAATTGGTTTAATTGTTCAGATTCAGTTGTACCTGTGACTTGTACACCAAGAGCATTAGCAATCTGACCTGCCTTAAGAGCCACACCAGAACCTACACCAGTGAATGCGTTGTTAAGTACACTGCTAATAGCGTTTACATTCTCAATCACTGAATCAGCAGCTACTGCTGCGTTCTCAAAGTCATCTAGTCGTTTAACCTTAGTCTTACTAATATCTTCAGCTTGTTTAGACATTGCAGTAGCACTGACACTAACTTTAGAAGCTTTGTCTACAGGTTCAACTTGATTGGTTTTTAAGTTTCTTTGAACAAGAATAGGTTTACCATCAGCTCCTGTTGACATATAAGGATCTGTGTACTTTGTTGGATCAACAGGAACTAAGTCTTGGTAGTTTCCTGTTTGTTGAAATTTATTAAGACTTTCTGGAGTAAACTTATCAGGATCAACTTTACCAAAAGGAGAGCTAATCTGTTCTCTTCGTGCTTTAGCTGCTTCAGCACGTGCTTTCTCTTCCTGAGCACCTTTAAGACCAAGCTCTGCTTCAGACTTCAGCTTCGTAGATTTAATATCTTCAAGTTTTGCAGAAGCTACTATAGCTTTCTCAAGCATACCTCTAGCTTGATAAGACTCAATAAGAGCACTGTAGAGCTTCTCAGGGTCTTTAAAGTCTACGCCACTATCCTTTAGTTCTTTAAAGATAGCTTCTTGCTGTGCAGCCTCTTTGAGCCGAGGATCTTCGATACCGAACAATCCACCTAATGCTCTACCAGCCTGTCTCCCACCTTGTAGAGCTACTCGTGTTAGCTGCTGCTCAGGTGTTAACTGAGCAAGTCTTGAAGTAATAGCTTCATCTTCCTGCATCAACCCCGCCTGGGTCTGTGCCAAGCTAGGACCAAATAAACTTATTTGTTGCTGTGCCATTATTGTTCCTTAGATAAACAGACCAATATCTTGATTACCGTAGCCTGACCCTGTACCAAAACCTATGGAGTTTAGTCCACCAGCAGCATTGGTGTTAAACAGTCCTCCTAAAGCATTCCCAAGAACACCACCAACACCACCGCCAGTACCACCGAACAAAGACTGTGTTAGTTGCTGATTAGCTCCAGATCTTGCTGCAGTGGCTGCTAATTGTCTTGCTAACAGATCCTGTACACCTTGACGCTGTAAAGCAACACTACCAGCTAAGCCTTGCTCAGCAGCTCCAATACCTCTACCTACTAACCCAGCCTGTGATGAAATACCTTGTCCAAGGATATTAGCCCTGTTTGTAAGACCTTGTTGAGATACACCTAAACCAGCTTGTTCAAGTTGTGCTTGACTTAGTAACCCTTGACGTTGTAGATCACCATAAGCACCGATACCTTGAGCAGCTAAGTTACCAGCTTGAGTACGTAGTGCAATCTCATTCTGTAGACCTTGCGTCTGTAGACCTGTAAGGTATTGCTGTCTAGCAAGATCATTAGCAAACTGTTGCTGTGCTGCTTGCGAACCAAATTGGCCTAGTTGGACAGCAGGTTGTAGTGCTGCAGTACCCTGAGACAACAACGTACCACGTTCACCTAATGCAGCCTGTCTAGACTGTAGCTCACGTTGTAGTTGTTGCTGTGCTATCGCTTGTTCTTGTGCTAACAATTCAGGTGAAGAACCACCATAAGCAGACCCACTTACACCCAATCTACCTTGAGCACGTAAGCGTTCCTCTGTTGCTAGACGCTGACGCTCTATCTCTGGTGCAGACAAAGCAGATAGCTTCTTGTAATAGTCTTGAGATAACTGATCAACATTAGTTAAACCAGCCTGTTCAAAAGATTGCCTCGAAGCTTGTAATGCAGCGTTCTGGACACCAGTGCCTGCGTCACCTACTAAGTTGCTTGTAACCCCATAAGGTGTAAACTTACCAACATTCCTTGCTGCTTCATCAGCAAACTGATTATAGGTTTGTCTTACATCACCAGCCATACCACTAAACTGACCACCTAGCTGATTATACTGACCTTGTAAGTTACCACCTAAACCCATCAAACCACTACCAAGTTGTTGACCTAGCCCAGCATATCTACCACCAAGTAGATCCATCTGTGTAGCGTATGTATCACCTAACTGCGTGTACGTATCACGGATATTCTGTCCTAACTGGTTGTATTGTCCTTGAATACCTTGATAACCAGTTTGTAGTGTGTTTGCTAAGTTATTGTACTGTTGTTGACTTAGTTGCCCAGAAGCTAACAAAGCATCAGCAGCTTCTTTAGCTTGTTGATAGTTAACACCAGCATTGATTAAACTTCCTAATGTATTGGAAGGTGTGGTTGTTGTAGTGGCTGGAGGAACTACAGGAGGCACTACAGGTGTTGTAGGAGCTACGTTAATGTTTTGATTAGCTGCTTGATTAACTAAATCTTGAGTAGCTTGTGTACCTACAGTATCTAAAGTTGCTAACGTACCAGCACCTAGACCACCAGCGATGACTTCAGCAGGTATTGTAGAAGCTGGTAAAGGAGTACTTGTTACCGTTAATGATGGAGTTGTTGTAGGTGTTAATGCGCCTGCAGCAGCACCAGCAGCTAAACCAGCATTCAGTAAACCGCCAGTGTTTGCAACAATCTCTGGTATTGCTGATTGACCTACAGCCTCTAAAGCAGCTAATGTTTCAGGCGCTAGTGTACCAGCAGCGGATGACAACATACCTGTTCCTGCTGCCGGTGAAGTAATAGCAGGAGAGGATATAGCAGCATCAACACCAGCAGCAACTGCTTGTTGCACTGTAGCCCCGCTAACAACTGCATTAGCAGCAGCATCAGCGGCTATATTGGCTGCAGCCATTGTACCACCGTTAGCTAACACAGCATTCTGTGCTGTTGTTGCTGCTTGTGATATAGCTCCTTCAACACCTGCAACTGCAGTGCTTGATCCTGCACCTACAGCAGCATCAAACAAACCACCTAAGCCTATAGCAGCTCCTGTAATACCTAGAGCCTGTAACCATCCTTGTGCATCAGAAGGATTAGGATCAGACAATCTAGTATTTGTAGGTATACCATACGCATCGTATTGTTGTACAACTAATTTATCACCTTGAGTACCTACAACTTGTTCTGTACCTACGTCTTCACCTTTATCAAGCTGACGTATCCCGCCCTCAGTACCAAAGGTACGTTGTACTGTGCCTGTAAGCATTGTCCCTAAAGGAACACCAGCAGCTCTGAAATAGTCCTGAGCCTGTGTTTGAGACATACCTAAAGCATTGCTAATAGCTGGTAGATCTAAACCGTATTGCTTAGCTGCTAACTGAACTGCTTGTGGATCATTCTGATTCTGTTTAATAAAATCAGTTACTGATGGAATAGTAACAGGCTGTCCTGTCTTCAATGCAGTAACAATATAATCATTGTTCTGCTGCAATGACTTAGCCACATCTGTTAGTGTTGCTGTGTTATCAGTAACACTATTAGCTAACGTCTGTAAAGTACCTGAAGAAGACGGACTAGCAATGATTGTATTATACAGTGTGGATATATCTGTAGCGGCTTGATCAAAGATAGACCTTTCGATGTCGCCTTCCGTTTCTCTATACCCAGTATTTTGCTGAATAGGCATTATATGACCCTACCTGTCTTAACAAAAGCGTCCAATTGTTGAATAGAAAAAATATCTGATCCTATGTCTGCTTCAATACCTATCTGAAATACTCTACCATTACCGCTGATAGGTTTTTTAACTGAATTGATAAGAAGACCAGAGTTATACTCGTTAATACTGTACTGAGCAATGTTGTACTCAGACCTTGTAAAACTAGCTAGTGTTGTTTGACTTGTTGAATAGTTAGTACCATAATCCGTACCCCATCTAAAGGTTATACGAGTACCCTGACCACCAATAATAAGTAAGACTAGCTTCTTTAGAATCTTTAAGATAGCTGGAGAACCACCATCAATATGTGCTGTGTAGTAAGCGAACCTAAACGTCTCACCGTTATCGCTTGTACCAGTGTACTCTGCAATGTAGCCAGTACGACCTAGATATAACTTCTTATCATTCGTACTGCAGAGAGACTTAGGAGCTAATGTCCATAATGTTGTTTTACAAGAAGAGTCTTGAAGTCTTTGCTTTGTATCAAAACAATAGGACAAACCTCTTGTTGGTAGGCTTAGAAGATAGAAACCATCTTTTTCATAATAGGCTGATCTTATGTTGTCTGTTTCACCGTTGGCGATGACATCTGAGATGAGATCATCTCGAACATTCCTAGATACATCAAATATAGGCGCTGATTTCTCTTGTATGACTCGTCCAAGGCTTCTAACACCTGTGTCGGATAAGAATAATATATCTGTTCCGATATCTTGGATAGAATCACGACTAACACACCCAACCCCATCGATCACCTCTTCTAAAGCTAAATTACTTGTTGGATTACTAGAAGCACCGCTGTATATAACAATAGATCTTTTACAGAAGATAATTAATCTACCGTTAAAAGCTGCCAGAGCAACAACACTATCAGTACCATTAGTAAATACTGATTCAATGTCTACAGATCCTGAAGCACCTGCTGACCATTTGTAACCAATCAACGTATCTGACCAACTAACTAATGTCTTATTCGTTGTTGTGTCAGCAACCCATAAACGACCATAAGCAGCTAATACTTCATTAGCCTGTGGTACAGTACCTGTGTATCCTGTATAGGCTGTTACTAGTGAATAAGCACCTGTTGTATGATCATAAACAATAGGAGCATGAGCACGTTGAAAGAAGTACGTTAAACCATTAAAGGTTACTACTTTCCAATTCTGTGCTGTCCAAGTAGACCCAGTATACTTCAGTGTTAGTGTTGTTGTACCTGAGTAAATCTTATTATCACCAATAGATAGAATCTCTGTACTACCGTCTTCTTTAACAACTTGATGAATAACAACAGGCTCTGTACTATTAAAGCCTGCAGAGGTGTTGACATTATCCCAACCACGCCTAGCAGCAATACGTCCAAACTGATCAATAACAGCATTGTCAGCCCTAAGAGCAAATTCTTTAGGTAATGTTACTGAAGAATCCTGTGTATTAAGACCATAGAACCCAGGAGCTACAATCGTTAGTGGTTTGAGTTGATCGGACATTATACTGCTTCCCAGAGCACTTGATCAGATTCTCTACCAGCTTCTATAGATATATAGTTAGCTAATGTTTTCCTGTAAAGATCTGCTTGCTGATCAGACAATCGTCCACCATCTTCACCACGTTCGTTAATAGCACGTAGGTAAGCACCTTGGATAACAACATCAGACGGTACTAAGATAACATCACTATCATTGCTTAAGTCTGCTTGTGGTACAAAACAGTTAAACTTTAATGCGTATGCTGTATCTGGTACAGGAAAAACATCAACAGTTAAAACACCAGAAGAGGTAGAAGGTCCAAAAGCAAAGTTACTAGGTCTTCCTACAGGAGCTGTCAGCACGTTTAAGTACACATTCATCTCAGCACCAGATAGTTGCTTTAAATACCAATGTGCTGCTGGTATATAAGCTTCTTCTACTTTAGTGCGTAGATTAGAACCTGTTAGAGCATAGTTAGTTGTAGAAGCTACTGTATTAACAGTAATGGTTTGATACAACACAGACCAATTCCAAGCATCTTCAACTTCTTTCTTAGCCTCGTTAACCATTTCTCCTATTAAGGAAGAATAATCATTCTCAGAGACTGAAGAGACTTCATCTTCTCTTAGCCTTCTAAGAACACCATTAACACAATCAAGAAATGTAGCCATCACCATTTCACCTTATCAGACCAGTAGGCCGCTGACATTTTACCTTTAGCAATGTTTGATGCGTGTCTTGCTTTAAAGGCTTTATTCCTCTCAGAACCTTCAGGAGAACCTTTAACACCTTGTTGACCGAAACGAATCGTCTTAACTTGATCACCGTCCTTTGCTACAACAATGTGGCTCTTAGTAGGATGGTCTGGTGTTTTTTTAGGGCGATTATAACCAGACACTCCTGCTCTTTCTAAGCGAGGGTCTTTCATTTCTTTTTCTTCATAGGCTTTGACATACCTGCTTCAGATAGAGCAATCGCCACTGCTTGCTTACGAGACTTAACAACAGGACCACCTTTACCACTGTGTAACGTACCTTCTTTGTACTCTTCCATAACCTTCTTAATCTTCTTTGGGTTCTGTTTCATTAGTTTTCTTCCTCTTGAAGATATACTGAATAGTGTCTGTTTCCCATATACGTATAGCTGTCCATACAATAGTTAGTATTGCAGCCATTGCCGGTAACAACTCTGCTAACGTACCCACCACTGTGATGATGGAAAGCGCATCTCCTACTTGTTTAATATGTTCATCGGCTTGTTGGAGAGCCATCACTGATCTCCGGTATTAGTTGACGGAAATGAACGCCCTGCTCCCCATATAATTCTTACTGCACCACCACTACCTGCACCACCTGTATCAAAAGTAGTATATGCAGCACCACCACCGCCTCCAAAAGAACCTCCAGCACCTCCTGATCCATTAAAAGTTGATGGTAACCCTCCAGCACCGCCTGACGTACCACTAGATCCTCCACCACCTCCATCGCCTGTTTGTTGTCCAGCAGCAGTACCGTTTGATCCTTGTCCGTAGATACCTACGCCACCTCCACCACCACTTTTAGTACTAAAACCATCACCACCACCGCCAGCACCTCCTGCTCCTGCTGTGGCAGCTTGTTGATAAACTGTACCGCCTTGGTTATGTATCCAACCACCATTACCACCATTACCGCTATAACCACCAGCGCCACCAGCACCTACTATTGTATTCCAACCACTATCACTTGAACTACCGCCGTTACCACCACCATCACCTGTGTAGGAACCACCAGTACCGCTTTGTGTGAGATTACCGCCACCAGTTCCTTTACCACCTTTAACAGTTGATGTGTTTATAAAGTAACTATCACCACCATCAGCACCAAGACCACTACTACCTGATCCACCAGCACCGACAACAACTGTGTATGAAGTACCTGGGACTACTGTGATGTTATTTTTGTACCCTAAACCACCTCCACCACCTGCTAATGTCCATCCTCCACCACCTCCTCCACCAACACAGACAACACATACAGAGGTAACTCCTGGTGGAGGTATGAAGGTATAAGTACCAGCAGTGGTGTATTGAACCTGCTTAGGGTAGTTTTCAATCGCTGAGGTGAGTAAAGCAGCAGCACTCATATCACACTACCAGTTACCACACAAACAGTACCAGAGATAAAGAATATGGTTGCAAGTCCTCGTGTAGCTAATGATAAGGAGTTTCTGTCCGTATTAACACCAGATACATAAGCTGTAGTGATGTTTAGTGTCAGTGTAATAGAGCCTGTGGTATTGTTGAATATCACAACATTCTGTCCAGCAGAGAATGTTGCATCAGGAACAATGATTGAACCACCACTACCAACTTCAATAAAGTTACCATTGTCAGTGGTTGCTAACGTATACGAAGTAGTCTTAGCTGAACCTGACTGTGGTATCGAACGAACATTACCATCAGCATCTGACAAAGGATCAATACCAGTGATAGAACCACCTGTAATGGATACAGCACCAATAGCTTGATACGCTAAAGGACCAAGATCAGCAACATCTTCTTTTGATGCAATAGCCGTAGCAATATTGTTAAACTCTAAGTCAAAGTCAGAGCCTTTTACAAGTTTACTAGGATTACCTGATGGTAAAGAATCTTTGGCAGTAAAGTTGGTTGTCTTCGTATAGTTAGACATTATTAATCCTCTTTAGATTTCTTTACCTTAGTGGATTTGTCAGATTCTTGTTTTACTTCTTCTTTTACTTCATCATAGTCAGGATGTTTACGCATCTGTTCTACATCATATTCAAAGTCAACACCTATAAGGTTGTTTGACCACTTACATCTAAAATAAACCATTGTGACCTCCAGAGTTGAAGGGGCGGTTAAGCCCCTCCTTATTATTAGCTAGGAATGATCAGGGCAATGCCAGATTCATTACGTAGCTCTGCAACACCGTAAAGGGTGTCAGCAGTGTACAGCGTTGAGAGATACTCTTGCTTGTACTGAGCCTGTGAGCGAACAGCCATTTGCTCTGCATGAACCATTGCATCTTTATGGAACATCAAGCAGGCACGAGGAGCAGTACCAGAAGAGGCATAAGCCGTGTCAGCGTTCGTTGAAACAAACACTTTAACGCCGTATACATCACCGATCTGACCGTTACGGATGGTGTTGTTACCACCTTGCTCACCAACGAAAGCCTGCTCAGTAAAGCGAGCAAGACCCATCATCGTGTTACGTGCAACAGGAGGAATCAGGAAGTAACGCTGATCCATAGGAACATCGTTATCATCCAGACGCTGAATGGTACGACGAATAGCAGCATCAGTCAGTGCAGAAGCGTTACCAGCACCAGCACCACCAACGAATGCAGTAGTACCATCACCACCAATGTAAGCAGTGGTTGTACCAGCAACAGAGTAGTCACCAGTAGCGCCAGCAGCGTGTGAGCCATTGAAGAGACGACCGATACGAACAAGGTCAGTATCAACCTGCGTAGCTAGTGCATAGCCAGCATCTTCAGTGTAGAAACGGCGCAAAGAAGCAAGAGCCTGTACTTCTACGATGTCCTCAATCAAACGTGAGTATTCGTAGTGCTTGTTGATAGCGACCTGTACTTCGTCTTCCACGTTAGCCTGAATCGTAACTGCTGTGTTAGCTGCCTTAGCTGCTGCAACACCACGAGTGGGCTTAGGAATATGAAGCAAGTCACCTTTCTTGCCACGCATAGACATCTTGTTGACAAGGTTTGCCATAACAAGGTTCTTCTTGTAAGCGGCAATGATTTCATCAGACCAAATTTCTGGGATAAATTTATCCGCATTGGTCTTGTTAACGATGGAGGAACTACCTCCAGGATAAGTTGCTGTAGCCATTTTAAGTTTCCTTAAGAATTAAGTTTAACGAACACGACCGTCAGCGTATGCTTGCATAATTTCTGGTTGCAAACTTAGATAACGCTCTGGGTCGTTCATTTGAAGCCGAATAAGATCGCTTCGACGATAAATTTTCTTGCTCGTTTCACCAGTACCACCGTCAAGAGAGACAGTCGCAGCTTTTAATGAACGATCTGTTTGATCCTTAAGCTGTTGAGCTGCTTGGTTAACAGTTTCTTCTTTAACCTTTTTAATGGCCTTGAAGTTGTTAAGCAGTTCATTAGCAGAATCAAAATCAAATTGTTGATCAGCAGCTACATATAAACGTTGACGGACATTGGACTGTTTAACCCAATCAGCAAACTCAGGATCAGAGATCACTTGAGCATAATCTGGATGAGTTTGAGCTAGCCTGTTTGCAGTTTGCATACGTGCCATTTGTGCAGCAGCCATTTGAGCTTGCTGTACTGCAGGGTGTGTAGCTACTGCTTTATTAACTGCCTTCACAGGATCGGCAAAAAAATCAGTCTCTTCTTCAACAGCCTCTTTTGCTTCTACCTTTGGGGTATTGATTTGCCTCTTGATTAGCTCATCAGCAAGCCTACGAACTTCACCAACCTCTTGAGCCTGACGACCAATTAGCTTTTCAGCTTCTTGATACATCTTGATCAAGTCGTCCATTGATTTACCCTTTAGTTTTTCAGGGATCTCTGGAGCTGCTGGTTCTTTAGCCTTCTCTTCTTCGGCTTTAAACTCATCAGCATCATCTAAAGAATCTACAAATTCAGCCATGTGCGCCTCCTAGTCGGGTTAAACCCAATTGTTAGGATGTTAAAAATATCTAAGTTATCCTTCATAGTAGGACTTAGATTGTGCTACTTTAGCTGCCTGTTCGTGCATCTTTGCCCATCGATCAGCAGCACCAGGAAAAGAACCAGTAATACCTTCTAGTTTACTTTTAGGAGCTGCTAACTTACGATGTGCTTCGTTACCGCAAACAGAACAAACTACAGTTCTTTGATCATGTTGTACAAAGTGTTCTGAGATATGTCTGTTACTACAAACAAAATCATTTAGAATCTTCATTCAACAAATCCTCATAGGTTTTTTCTGAGACTTCTTTGAGTGTCAGGAACCAATCTAATATATCTAGTTGACCTTTTTTGAATAACAAGTTATTGATGTCTGATACACTTGTTACCTTATTATAGTTATCGAACATATCCTGCATATCTTCTACAAGATCTTTCCAACCTGGGTGTAAAAACAAATCAAATCTGTTTTCATAGTAAGTTTGTAACTTCTTATCCAATAATGACTCCAATATCGCTTGTTATTTAATTAGTTGAATCTGCCCCTAAACCAAGGTCAATAACAGTAACAATCCACTGGCATGTCGCTTCATCAAGCGTTGCATCATCACTAGGTTTTGGTGGAATGAACGCATCCCGCGCTGCATCAAACGTATAGCCAATCCCAGCATAGTTCTTTCTGAAATTAGCGTTGTAACTAGTCTGCTTCCACGTTCCACCGAGCAAACGCTCACAGAAGGCTGCGCCGATGTATTCCTTCTCCACGCCGAAAGCATCAGCCGTGTCTTTGTTGTCTACAACGATCACTTGTTGAACGATGTTGTTTTCGTCAATGCGGGCGTAGTGAGCCATTCAAGCCTCCAGTTTCAATCCAGTTAAGTCCATCTCTTCCCCAACAGTACCCACAGGGAAGGTATTAAACGATAAAGATATACGGGTTGTTTCACCCTGCACATTAGGAACCATGTGTGTTAAAGATGAGGGGAACAGAATCAATCTTCCGGCGTAAGCCTCAAACCACCAAGACTCCGAGTTATACGCATTCCAGTTATCGGTAGGAAATTTAATCTGTTGCCAGCCGTCTTTGTAAAAGTAAATCCGGTCATCAGGATTAGTCTGCACATAAAACACACCTGAGATATACGAATTGGGGTGTGCATGCTTGTGGTGGTACTGACCTTGTTCTGAGTAGTTGCACCAGCTTTGCGTAACGCGCAAGGACACGTTGTGCTTTGGGTTGACAGTGGATTTGAAGTATTCCGATACCGAATCTTCAATGAATGATCTGAGTGACGTTAGAGCTGGATCACGCAGGACAAAATTGTTTGTGCTTGTCGTATTACCCATATTCGGGCGTGTCTCAAGCTCACGGATGAAGAACAACTCCTCATCGCTTAACGGGCGACCGAGATCGGCAAAACCTACCGCTGTGGGGAATAGGTTATGCAATTGCATCTTCAATCTCTTTCATCTTGATGCCCATTTCCTCTAACTGCTCTGGCAACCACATCGTAGGGATTGACTCTTCAAACTCTTTGATCTTGTCCATCACCCAGTAAACCTCATCCATTGACGGACAGGGTCGTGGATCATCCCAGCGTGTGAATTGATTGTTTGTGATTTCCCACTTAGCACCGGGGCGAAGCATGTGCATCGCCGTATCAATGCCGAGGAACCTGTAGACCTTCGTGTTTTCCATGTGACCTCTTATTGATTTATTTTGATGATGACAATGCCTGAGCCGCCTGCTCCGCCATCAGCGCCACCGCCACCGCCTGTGTTAGCTGTTCCGGGTTGAGTCGTATTACCGCCACCGCCTGCGCCGCCAGATGCAGTTAGAGCAGGACCACCGCTTGTTCTTGCATATCCAGCACCACCACCAGCATAAGTCACGGTAGTCCCTGAAATGCTGTTTGGTATGCCATCACCACCCTTACCTGTTTGCGTACCACCGGCTCCGTAACCCGTAGCTCCTGCTTCATTTGCACCACCGCCGCCACCGTTTCTTATCCCTCCGCTTGAGCCTTGATTAGCGTTATACGGACTAGGCGCACCAGAAGGTTGAGAAGGAGTATTTCCTGTTCCGCCTGTAGAAGATGTCTCACCTGCACCGCCACCTGAGCCACCATTTCTTCCGGCGTTAGTTTGGTGTCCGCCACCTCCACCACCATTTGCAGTTATTGTTGAAAAAGGTGACGGTCCAGCTATAGAGGAAAGACCGCCATCCCCTCCAGAACCAGCAGTCGGTGCGGTGGAAGCGCCTCCGTTACCAACGGTAATCGTCAATTCATTTGAAGCGGTAACGGACAATCCAGCACCTTGCCGGTAACCTCCTGCTCCTCCGCCGCCCGGAGCCGAATAACCGCCAGCACCACCACCCGCAACCACTAAGTAATCAATGCTGGTCACGCCCGTGGGGACAGTAAACTTACCCGAACCCTTGAATACGAAAACACTCTGTGATGGTGCTTGATATTTCAGAATGACAATGCCGGAGCCGCCGTTGCCGCCAGTTGATGAATATCCACCGCCACCGCCGCCTCCGGTGTTTGTTCCACCTGCTGTTGCAGCAATTGAAGGGCTAGATGAACCACCGTTTCCACCACCTCCGTAAGTTGCTAATCCACGGGTGTTTTCGCCGCCACCGCCACCGCCACCAGAGTAGTAGCCGGTAGACGGTGATCCACCGGGGCCAGCAGCACCAGATGCTGAGGCAAACGATGGCCCTACAATCCCATTGCCACCTGCTCCGCCAGTTGCGTTACTTGCTGCGCCACCTGTGCCACCAGCACCGCCACCGCCACCAGCGGCATTCAAAATAGTGTGTCCTAAACCACCTGAATTGCCTTGAGACGGTGTTGTGGATGGTGTATTTCCAGCACCTGCGGGTGATGTACTAAGTGCAGAACCTCCACCACTTCCACCATCTTTTCCGTTTCTGTTAGGGGCAGCAGCATCAGTAGAAGCTCCACCTCCTCCACCAAAAGCTACAAAAGCATTTGAATACGGATTTCCAGATGATGGGTTGTTACTAATTGGCGAACCTGAGATATATGAATCACCGCCATTTGTGCCTCGTACCGTCGAAGATGTGCCAGCAGCACCAGAAGCCCCTACCGTGATAGTGTAATTAGTGCCAGCGGTTACAGCTAAACCTGTACCAGTTCTGTATCCACCAGCACCACCACCACCAAAGTTTCCTCCACCACCGCCACCGCCAACCACTAAATACTCAACCTCAGTCACCCCAGCAGGTGGAGTCCACGATTGAGTTGCTGTGAAGGTTTGGATGATGGTGAACTTACCAGCAGCACCACCAAGCAATAAATTTAAGATACCAGTCATAACAATTCCTTAAGTTAAACCAGTACCCGAAATCAACCAAGTTGTTGATGTTAACTTTATTGCTGTTGCCATACCGTATTGAGCTAGTGATCTAGAACCTGTAGTACCAGTACCAGCAAGATACATCGTATCTGTTGTAATCGCAATCGTAACAACTTGAGATGTCATATTGATGAATGTTAACACAGTTCCTACATCGTATGCAACAGAACTATTTGCAGGAATTGTAAAAGTTCTTGCATTAGCGTCTGTTGATGGATGTAAAATAGCTTTACCTGAATCAGTATCAACTAACGTATACGCTGCTGATTGAGAATTAATAGGTACATTAAGATAACCTAACGTAACACTATCTGTAGACGGTAATGTTTGTGTAAAATTACTATTACTATTGGCAGATTGTAGTGTTGTTGTACCTGATCCGCTTGCATGACCTTGAACTTTTAATGCGGACATTATAGCTCCTTAAGCTAAAACCAACCATCTCTGACCTGTACCAACGGTAACAGAGACTCCGGTATTAATTGTAACAGGACCAACGCTAAGACCATTCTTAGCAGAGGTTACTGTATAGTTAGATGATATGGTTTGATCATTCTCTAGGATCGTTGAAGAACCACCACCGCCTCCAGTAGCAGCAATTGTAATCGTACCATTACCATTTGTAATGGTTACGTTAGAGCCTGCGGTAAGAGTAGCTTTAGACAAACCACCTGTAGCAGTATTGCCAATTAGTAGTTGACCATCAGTGTACGATGTTTGTCCAGTACCGCCATTAGCAACTGCTACTGTACCAGTGACGTTAGCTGCATTGCCTGTGATGTTACCAGATACAATAGAACCACTAATGGAAGTGATCCATGTTGGATTGCTGTAGCTACCACCAGTACTTACACCGTCAGTAATACCATAACCACTCAGTGTTGTCGGTGTGCTGCTGATCTTTGACCAAGCTAACGAAGTAATCCATGACGGATTAGCATAAGATCCTGTCGTATAGACACCGTTGGTTACTGTGCCTGCATTACCTGTGATACTGATACCCCAAGTACCTGTTACAGACGCTGGTGTAATATTCTTCCAATAAGGTCCAGTTGAATCGTACTGAAGGATATCGTTATTCGCTACAGAAGTAATCTTAACGTTATGTAGTTCGTCAAGTTCCCAGCCATTATTAATGTTTACAAACAACTCACCGCTGCTAGCATTGACTTTGACAACCCAACCAAGAAACACCGTATGTGCTGGTGCTGATGGTCTTGTAGCAGTAAATTGTCCTGCTGTTTGAGATAAGTAAACATCATCACCTGCAGTGAATGCACTAGTATCAATACCACGAACAACACCAAAGGTTGCTACAAAGCCTTCTGCACCGTTAGTAATGTCTTCAGCAGCGATACCTAGTGTAGGTGCTGACAATGCTTCAGTGTCTGCATCAGCTAATACAATACTAGGTCTTTGACCTTGAGCACCTGCAACAGCAACAACAGATCCTTTAGTAATAGTTGCACCAGAACCATTATAAGACAAAACTACGTTTTCTTGTCCGATATTAAGATCAAGGTTGTTACCTTTGAGTCTTGTAACCAGAGATCCATCACCACTGTCATACCAAACCCTACCAACAGCTCCAGTGACAGTTGCTGCTGTATCAAACTGAATGTAATCAGGAGAACTAATACCACCTGTAATACTGTCTAAACTAGTGATGTTTGTGTTAGCACCTGAATTAGCAGCACCTAATGTATTGTAACTGATCGTACGTGCTACTGAACCATCAAAGTCTGTTCCTGAAGCAGCTCCAGAGCCGCTATTGTTAAACGTAACAGCATTCGTTGTTGTGCCACCACCGCCTGCAGCAACAGTATCCCAACCAAATGATGATCCTGACCACTTCAAATACGTATTGGCTGTAGTGGGTGCATCAATAAAGCCTGTAGTGTTTGCACTAGTCTGATACAGAACTTTATTAGCATCACCACCAGCAATGTTTGTTGCTGATCCTGCTTTACCGCTAATGTCACCTGTAATCTTAGAACCAGCTAATGATGTAATCCATGAAGGATTGCTATAGCTACCTCCTGTGCTAACTGCATCAGTGATGCCATAACCACTGATGGTGGTTGGTGTTGATGTTATCTTACTCCAAGCCAGTGCTGTAATCCATGAAGGATTGCTGTAGCTTCCTGTTGTATAAACACCATTAGTTACTGTACCAGCACTACCTAGAATATCAATATTCCAAGTACCTGTGGCATTTGTACCTGTGATGCTAGGAGCACCAAGCGTGTTATAGCTGATTGTACGTGCTACAGAACCATTAAAGGTTGTACCTGATGCAGCACCTGTCCCACTATTGTTAAAGGTTACAGCATAAGTTGTTGTACCACCACCACCTCCTCCACCGCCACCAGCAACCCATGACAGATTACCTTCACCGTCTGTGGAAAGAACTTCACCACCATGCCCTGTTTGATCTGGTAGCAGCTCTGTGATGCTCATCTGTCCTTGTTTGAACATTTGAATAACAGCATCACTAGCAACTCTATTAACATAACCAGCATCAATCTGCTGTCCGTTAGAAAGCTCTACAACCAACTTATCATCAAAGTCAATGTATACGTTGGTTACACTGATACCGTCTGAACCATCGACACCATCTTTGCCATCTCTTCCATCAACACCAGGACGACCATCTACACCGTCTCTACCATCCTTACCATCTTTACCGTTAAGACCATCTTTACCATTTTTACCAGGATCTCCCTTCTTTGTAGAAAGATCTTTGATCTCATTGTATTTCTGTGTAAGACGCTCTTCAATCTGTTTAAAGGACTGTACGATGTAGTCAGATTTAGTCTTTGATACCTCCAAGTCTTGTTTTTGTTTCTCTTCACGAAGACCAGTAATCAACTCTTTTAGTAAAAGTTTCTTATCTCGTGAAGAAGCCTGCATTACTGCATCAATAAGTTCTTTAGCCATTGTTGGTCAACTTATCAAGTAGTTCGTTAAGCATGTCTTCGTCACCAGGAAGTACTCCTGCTTTACTCATCTGCATTTCTACAATCTTTGTATTGTTTGCTAGATCAGCTTCTTTGAGCATTAACTCAGCAATCTTTATACGACGATCAAACTCTACTTGAGCAGCATCAGCTTGTTGTGGTAGGTTTTTAGAGACTGCTGCCATTATTTTAGCACGAGTCTCTTCAGGAAGCAATTGTGTCTCTATAGTGGTCTTCTGAGCCTCTGCAGCGTCCTTAGCAGCCTTTGCTTGCTTTTCTCGGACAGAAGCCTCAGCATCCGCTAATTGAAGCTGAGCAGCTTGCTGTTGTAGTTGTTGCTGTTGCGGATCAGGTTGTGACATCTGAGCTAACTGACCAAGCAATGTTTCTTTGTTTGGTAACGATGATGTCTCAATAACACCCTGAAGCAGTAACGGTACAATAGGACTATTCGGACCAAGTGTAGATAAAAGAGCTAGAATCTGTGCTTGTTCGAACTCTCTAGCAATCATACCCATCGTACCTGTAGCAACAAACTCAAAATCTTGTACAGGATAACGCTGCGGTGCAAACTGCATATACCTCCATGCAGCTTTTTGTACGAAAGGAATCAAGAAATCTTCTTGGAAGTTAACTAACGATCTCTTATTCTTCTTAATCAGTCCAGATACTGCCATTGCAAGCCCTGCAGTGGCTGCTTCACCACCAGAAACCTGTCCAGGTAGGTTTGCAGTGTCTAAAGTACCTGTAGCCTGCAACATCATACGCTCAAACACCTGAGCAGACTGTAGATTTGCAGGATCTGTGTTACCAAACTTAAAAGGAGCTAAGATTTCATTAGGATTACCATTTGTTAGGATGGTTTTCCCTGGTCTAATCTCAAATTTAGCACCTCTAGGAAGCCTTGTAGCGTCCACAGCCATCATAGGAGCTGTTGTAAGCCCTAAAGAGTCCACATGACTCCTAATTTGAGCATCTACAGCCTTTTGCATGTTATATGCTTTCTCTGCTGTACCTCTTCCCCAGAACCTACCAGGGATAGTATCAGCTTGATAAGCAACAACAGGACGGTCTTGCATCATAAACGGGTTCTCTTCAGCCTTTAGAAGAGCTTCTCCGTTAGCAACAACCACTAAAGCCTCAACCATATCTGAGTAAAGTTCATCATTCTCATACTCAGTATCATCAGGATTGTCTAAAAGCTTACGTGGTACTAAACCATAGTACCTTAAAAGTAGTATCTTATCATTTTGATAGTATGTAAGGTCTTGATCAGGCTCTAAGTCGGTATCTACAGCAGCATCACCTAGTGAAACTGCTTTATAAACACCATCTTCCATACCTTTAATGACGATATGACGACCAACATACTCTTCAATAGCACATCCCATTGCATCATCAATACTTGTTGCATTAGGATCAATAAGAAAATTCTTAGGATTGATTGGTTTTAACTGAACAGATATACGATTATTAGCCTGTACACCAATCATAGACAGTCCAGGATTAGCAGAAGGTTGTGTTGCTGGTGCTAATTCTTTCTTTTGCTTAACAATCAGCTCACCGATACCTGTGCCGTATATTTCAGCCAAAGTCATCGTGTTACCAATGGCTTTTCTAACCTTGTCTTTCTTAAAATCTTCAGTTAAACGTACTCGAAGAAGTTCAATGTCTTGTTTGTTTTGATCTTCAGTATCATCACTGATGTCAAAGAACTGTCCTTTAGCGAACACTGCTTCTTCAAGGTCAGCTTGTTTGTTATCTACAGCTTGCTGGAGTGCTGGTGAAATAATCTTTGAACGCTCTGACTGTCTGGTTTTATCTTCATCAGCCCAGATTCCACGCCATAAACGCTCATACTCTTCCCAACGAGGAAGGAAATTCTCATCCCTATAGTTTCTCCAGTTATTACACCGATCCATCACAAATGCTACAAGAGCATTCTGAGGGGTGATCTCGGATTCAAATTTCATATTTGTGTATCCTAATAGCCTGCTACGTGGTCTAAAACTTCAAACTCGTCTTCGTCTAGGTTTTGATTCCAGTTTGCAGTTTGTATCTGATCAATATAGCTTAGCGCATCAATCAAATCATCATGAGTTTTACTGTCAGGGAACTGCATAAGTTGATCAATGAACTTATTATTCCAATCCCCTTCGTTTAAAACAATCCTGCCGTGTTCAAAGCGACCCTGTAGTGACCAAACAATCCTATCAGCTTTCTTCTTATTACCGTGTGTTAGTTCTTCAATACGGGGATAAAAACCATTCCTACGCATTAGATCGTGCATATAAGGCATCACTGCATTCTTCAGCGCACCTTTCTCTATACCGACACAAGATACGTGGTAATCTTTAGCTGCTTTGAGAATCCTTACTGCTGTTTCTCGGACATCCCACCTACCGTGTAGAATGTCAGCAACCCACCACCCTTTTGTATTAACCTTAACAATAGCTATCGCTGTTTCATCCAGCTTTGAATTCTTCGTCTTATTCGTCTGCGAAGAATCGCTAAAACCACACAAGTCCACCGCCATAAAGTAGTTACCTTCATCTGGTTCCTCCTCGTTGACTTTAATCCATTCTTCCTTAAATATCTCGGACTGTGCAGCTTCAAACGAAGCCATGAACTCCTGTCTAAAAGCAAAGCTAGACATTGAACCTCTAGCAGCTTCAATCTCTACTGGATCTAGCAAAGGATTATCAAAGCTAGTAAAGTGCCATGCTTTGTAATCTTTATCTCTACCACTATCACCTAACCTATACAGTTCATAGAAGTGGTTTCTACCCATTGGTGTCCCAATGAACATTGATCTACCCTTTTGATCAGCTAAAGCAGGTCTAAGGATTTGTTCGAACACCTGTGGTTTCATGTCTGCGTACTCATCCATCACTAAGTACTTCAAACTAACACCACGCATAGTCTCTGGTCTATCAGCACCCTTTAGCGATATCATCGCACCATTGACTAAGGTAATCTGCATATTATTTACATGACTACCTTTAATGACTGAATGTCCTAGCTCCAGTAGCGTAGTCCACATAATATCTCTAGCTTGTCCCTGCGTAGGAGCTACATACCAGACATGACCCTTCTCAGTCTGTAGTGCCTCTATAATCAACGTCCACGCAGCTAACCTAGATTTACCTGTACGTCTACCAGCAGCAATGATCTTAAACCTTGCAGGGTCTTTAAACACCTCTTGCTGCCATGGAAGAAGCTTAACTTGTAGATCCATCTTCTTCCTTGTAATCAATTAACGTAGTCTCTACGTCAACTGGTTCATGCTGAATCATTTCTACTGGAGACTCTTGTACTCCAGTAATATTAATAGTGATTGCTTTAGCCCCTGATGCTTGTCCTTTATCCTCAAAATAAGATACTGGAAGCATTCTATCCATACACATCTTTAGGGCTGCAATCTGATCCTTATCATTATCATCTAATGCTTTATGTACTATCTTTCTGATAATCGCATTAGAGTGTGTCAGCAACAACGAAGCAGTGAACTCTTTAATCCTTGCTGCTTCTCCTGGTGGTCTTCCTCTTTTCTCTCTTTTTATATACTTTTGTACTTCTTCCTGCTTAGGACGACCTCTAGATCTCTTCTTTTTCGCAGGCACTTTCTTCTCTTCATTGACTGCCAAGACATCCTGGCTGACTGATGAAGGTAGCGAACAATCCTCATTAGGAGAAGTAATTTTAATTTCTGACATCAGATCCCTCTATATAGTTTCTCTGCTGAAAGCAGGACTTTAGGGTGTATATAATTTTATGTATCTATACGATGTAGTCAGTATGAAGATTGTATGTAGTAAGTATAAAGTAAGTTTTATTTATTGTCTGTACATCGTCTGTTCATCGTTTCTACATAGAAGGGTATATTATAGCATATTTTTTAAGATTTGTCAAGTTATTTCTACTTATTCAGTCAAGATTGTTGTTCTGTACCAACATCAGCACAGATTACACAAGGCTATGGCGGGACTCCATTTACATGGTGTCAGAGGCTCCGCAGAGGCTTTATTACTAAGCTATTGATTTTATTACCTTTTATTAAATAGACTGTCTAGGCTTTAGAGACTTCTATTTTAGCTTTTTTTAAGGCTAAGCTGATGTTTTCATTTTAGCTTTTTTTAAGGCTAAGCTGATGTTTTCATTTTAGCTTTTTTTAAGGCTAGGTAGCACCACAACATTTACATAACTAACCAGACCCCCTCCCCCTATGCTGCACTGCAATGTACAATTAAGAATCATTACTGTTTGACAACCACTACATATAGTGTTTTATCCTTGTTTGACCACTATATCTAGTAGCACTGCATAGCTAATTGAGATTTCATAATGTGAAATGCTAATGAGAATGCATTACTATTAAGGCTGCACTGTATATCTGTACAGTAGACTGCACAGTCTGCACAGTAGGGAGATGTATCAGCGTAGCACCCTATAGAGATACCTGAACAGACTTCAAAGCCTAGAAAGCCTGCACAGTCTGCACTGGTTCCACGTGAAACACAGCTTAAACTGTTGTGTTCAAACAACACTACCGTTCATCCTGGATTGTCTGCCGTTCGTCGGATACATCGAAAACCACATTGACAAGGTAAAAATACATAAGCACAATGGATACATCGAAACAAAACACCAGGAGAAAGTAGAATGATTAAGCAAAAACTAACTAAAGCTCAAAAGGCAGCTGTGGCTCATTATGAGTATTGCCTTAAACAAGAGGATCGATACCTTGGCAGTGTATTTGCCAATGCTCATGGTCAAAAACTAATTGAAGCAAAAACTAGAGAGGCATACGAGGCTGCCAAGCGTTTAGGTGTAAATCACCTGTGCTAATCAATACCAAGGACGAAACCCTGCCAATTGTAGGGTCTATAGTTTAATACTATACTGATGAGTCCATTCTATAAGGATAGAACCATGCTCAAATTATCAATCACTAGCAAGCTTGACGGGATACGCTCATGGAGTTTACAGGCACTAGACACATGTTCAGGTAGTATCAACGTTTACACTGGCGAATTAGTTGATGCCTGCAAGGGCTGCTATGCAACCACTGGCTACTACTTACACCCTAATGTTAAAGCTCCACGTGAGCATAACAAACAAGACTGGCAGCGTGATGATTGGGTCGATGACATGGTGCAAGCCTTAGATTCAGATAGATACTTCCGCTGGTTCGACTCTGGCGATATGTACACAATCAAGCTTGCTGAGAAAATGCTTGAAGTTATGAAACGTACACCATGGGTCAAACACTGGTTACCTACTAGGATGTATAAGTTTCCTAAGTATCAATCAATCATTGATCAAATGGATGCACTGCCGAATGTTGTTGTTCGTCGTTCGTCTGATTCCGTTATCGGCGAAGTACTTGATGCGCCATGGTCGAGCACTATTGCACAATCATATGACAATGCTAATGTTAGCGTGTGCCATGCATATCAGCATGAAGGCAAGTGCAAGGGTTGTAGAGCATGCTGGGACAAATCAATCCCAGTTATCGGTTACGTAGCACATGGCGTTAAAATGTCCAAGGTTATCAAGCTTAAACTTGCAAAGGCTTAATCATGTCAAAGTCTAATGATGTTGTCTTAGTCTTAGGCGGTGCGCTGTTCGGTGCATTGTATGCTGCAATGATTTACTTCTCACTATAGGGGTTTAACATGGAACAAGTGTTTTTTGCTTTCCTTCCGACAAATTATGAGCGTCCTGGTGGCGTTTGGTGGTATAGAGCATTTGCTAATCGTTACGAAATGGACGAGTTCATTGAATCAATCCGCAGCTGTGCAACTGCTATCAGGATTTCTAATCGATTTGTAGTTCAAAATCCAGATAACATTAAACCACCAGAAGATGCTACCGTTATAAAATGAGGCTATCATGGAATTTAAGATTGTCGGTTATCTGTTAACTTATCGCTATCCAGAGTATTCTGGTTTAACCCACCTAGATAGGTTCGATACACTGGCGAAGGCAGAAGACTATGCCGAATCTTCAGAATTGACAGAATACGTTATTAACCCTATTGTTGACCTATCAGGAGATTAATCCTATGACAACCATACTGAAGAAAGAAGACATACTCTATGATTGTACTAAGAGAGAATTAGATTATGCTGTTGCCTCTGTTAAGTTCCCAGAGGTCTATGATGAGATTGTTCGCTTTCTCTCTGAAGGTGGATTCAATAACCTATCTGATGTTGAGTTAGCAGAGCATTATAGGGAAAACTTTACCGACTTAGACACCATAGAATTTAGGAAACAATACAGGATTACCAAATGAGTCTTACATTCAATGATCAACCATGTGAGATTGTCCAAGGTCCAGATGCTGATGGCTTAGTCTGTATACGATATGCTGGCGATCCTCGATGGCCTTTTCCTAGCTATACTTGGGTTAACCCTAAAGCACTGAAGAAAACCACAGAAAAGCAGAAGCGATTAGAGGCTCTACAAGGCATCGAAGAGGCTCTAATGTAGGGTGATAGCACCAAGACTGTTTTAATCGCTTGTAGACCTGTTTTAATCGATTCTAGAGGGTATTTTATGACTAAAGAGACAGTACAGATAATGTTAGCCTTGATTGAGGCGATGATTGACTCCAGTGTAGCAGCATCATGGGGTCAATGGGAGGAGGTAAGTCATGCTGAAGATGTTAAAGAGGATCTATACCCTAAACTGATGATGTTGTTGGATAGAATGGAGGATGATGGAAAATGAGATGCCTTTCTTGCAATGAAGTGCTTAGCGACTATGAAGCCTCTAGACGTAGTGTTCGAACAAGACAATACTTAGACTTATGTAATGATTGTTTTAAGTATGTCCGAGATGAGATCTGCGCTGTAGGCAATGTATCCCTGATGCACGACGATGATGAGATTGTTAGCGAACGTAAGAAGTCAGAGGACTAAGTATTGACAACTTTAGTTTTCTCTGATACCCTAAATCTATATAGGCTATGTATACTATGTACTATACTTAGTATATATACTTAGTATAATATTCTATGTATATACTATGTATACATAGCCTATATAGTAGACAATGTACCCTTAAAGGATAATACAATGTACCCTGATGATGATTTTCTACCTGAAGAGGCTATGAAGCCTTCAGAGCCAACACAGGCAGAGTTGGATGATTACCATGAAGATGTTAAGATTGAAGCCGTACTGAGTGGATTTGTTCGCTTATGTTCGGAGTATGGTTTTTACTTTATGATGCGTCAGTTAACAAAGGCTTTGAATGCTAAAGGGTTCAATGTATGAAGAAGAAGATACAACCTAGGAAGCGTAAGCCTTCACCGTATGTGCTGTTTATGCACTCTAATGGTGGTACATGCTCGTTAGAGGATCTGATGACAGCATTTCCTGCTAAGGGTAAGAATGCCTTACTGAATGCAATGCAGAAGCTTGTTGATAATTATACGGTTGATAGGGATATTTACATCTATGGTGACAGACAGAAGAAGATCATATACACTTTAGGTTGTTATGTCACGAAGGATACAACTGGGATCTGTTGGCATAATCCTTTTAACTTAGGGATCAAGTAATGACTGACAGAGAGTTAATGACCATGACTAGGGATGCACTCTTCCTAGCCAATACAAAGCACTGGACTACTAACCAGATTGGAGAAGCAATCAATGCTTTGAATGCCAGGTTGTCTGCGCCTGATCGTGAATGGGTCAGTCTTACGGATCACGAAGTTTGGGAAGCGATCGATTACGTGCTTGAGGGTGGTGGTTGGCTAGATGTAGCGAGAGTACTTGAGCAGGCTTTTAAGGAGAAGAACACATGAACCCACAACCCAAAGCCTTAGTGCTGGCTGATGCGCTAGAAGAACTTGACGTGCAATTCAGCCACACGGGTCTATGCGGAGAAGCCGCCGACGAACTGCGCCGATTGCATGTATGGGAAAAGGCTTAC